GTACTGTATCTGTTCCCATCTGGCTTTTTCCTGCGGTGTTGCCTGGGCCAGTACGGCATGTATCACGGCACTGTCGTTGCTTTCGTATTTTTTTACAGGGCGGCCTTTCCCATCTATGCCGCTGGTGCATTTTGCAACAAGAAAATCCTTGTACAAATTACCTGGTCTTAAATAAAAGATCGCGCTCGCCCCCTCCTGTTTTTGCATACGCATTGTCGTGCATACCACCATAAAAATAATGGCCTCCGTCTGTTCCCGATTCCGGAGAAGCCTTTCCGGCCGTTGGTACCGTGTCAGCTCCGCACTCTTTTTTCAGCTGTTCGTACTGCTTCCGCCAAAATTCCGCGCGGCTCTGCATTTCCAACTTTAACGGTCCGACCGTCGTGTTCACTTCCATGCCGAACCGGCGCATTATACTTTCCAGCGCGGCCAGCTTGGCACGCTTCCACGTCTTTCTTGCCGCAATGATGGCCTCGTATTCTTCGTTGCACAAAGCGCTGGTTTCCTGTTCGCCCTCGACCATGGTGTCGCCCAGCTCGAAGCGCATACGATCAACGCCCTGCTCTCCTATCTTCTCCGGATTGTAGGTATACGTTTTTTTCATGCGGCATTACCTTACCCTTCTGCCGGTGTTTCAGCCGCTTCCTGGTTTTCTGCTGGCTCCGGCGTTTCTGATACTCCCTGGCTTTCTGCTGGCAAGCTCTCTGCTTTTGCCTGGTCATTCGTCAAGATCGCCTTATCATCCAGCAAAAGCTCCTCTGCCTGGCTTTTTGCAGCTCTCTTTACTGTGACACGAGAATCTGTTGCATGAAGTACAACTAAAATATTCTCACTTTTCACATCTTTAATGGCTTTTGTAGCCTCGTCTGCGTTCATCTGCATAATGCAAAAAACCTGCTGCATATCTCCCTCTGTCAGCGGCACGCCCATGACCTGGGCTGTGTCCCCGTCAGATTCCTGCACTACCGGAACGGAAAATGTAACCTCTTCCCCCGTTTTTACCTGCACCAGCTCAGCAACAGGAAGCTCAGCGCCTCCTGTTACCTCAGCAATGCAGCCAGTGCGTACCAGCGCACGCTCTCTGGACGGGAGGATGTGTCCATCCTGGATCAGCTCTCCCGGCTTGTAATTGTTGCCGAGTAGTGTGATCGGCTTTACGCATACATAGCTCATATAACATCCTCCTTTCAGGCATTACACACAATCAGTAAAGTATGTTGCCAGATCGTCGGCCGTCTTTTTCATGTCGGTGCTCATAAGTCCCTCAATGAACTCGCTGTGTGTTCCGTTCTCTCCCTCGTACTGATCCATGGCAGTATAGGAACCATTTCCCAGCATATCCCATGTGAAGATATAGCCAGCGGATGGCTCGTCTACCTGCGGGGTGTTAGTTGCATAGCACATCAGGGCTGCGTTGCTGTCGCAAATAAACTGCATGTCAGCCTCTTCTCCTGGTTTCGCCACATTGTATGTGGATTCCAGCACCTTAACCTGCTCAAATCCCAGTACCTGGGCCAGAACCTGCTGTGTTACGATAGCCGGGTTTGCAGTGGATCCGGTGTACTTCACACGCTCAACAATGTCCGGATGCTCTTTCAGTGCCAGGTATGCGTCATAGCCCAGGGCTAAACGGTTAGGCTGTCTGCGGCCTCTGCGCTTAATATCGCGGCGGCGTTCATCAAAGAAGTGCACCGGATCAAAGTTCGCGTCGTTAAATTTCAGAAATTTCTTGCCAGACGGCGCGCTGTCAGTTCCCTGCCATTCGTCTCCCCAAACGCCGCTGTGGAAAAATCCCTGCGCGAAAAGAATGTCAAGGTGCAGGCTCATCTGCTCGTTTGCAAAACGTACCTTTGCGCGGCGCGGATCCTGTACGCCCGGCGCGTGGCTGCGCTGGTAGTTCAAGGCTGCGATCTGGTCAATGCCAACAATAACCTGGTCAACTTTGCAGCCATACTGGTTTTCTCCGGTTCCCATGATGGCCGGATTAACTTTTCCGAATGCCGGTTTGCGGGCTACGTTGTCCCTTGCAAGATCTCCCTTGTCGAATGTGTAGTAAAATCCGGAGCTAGTAGCTACCGGGCAAATTGGAAAAATGGACGGTGCCACCCAGTCGCCAGGCTGTGCGAAATATGCCTGGGACATATTAGTCAGGTACTGGTTTGGCTTCCATCCTTTTGCAATTTCTGCCGCAATCCCTGCGTTAGTGCTCATTACATTTCTGCTCATAGTCTTTTATTCCTCCTGTTTATTATTCTGCCGGCTTGTAGCCTGCTTTTACGATCTGTACAGCAATGCGCTGGCCTGCTTTGGTTGCTTCTTCCAGTGCAATGCCAACGATAAAGGACTTTGCTGTTGCCTTTACTGCCTTGCCGCCTGCTCCGACTGCCAGCTCGTCACCGTATGCTACGGCCGCGCCAGCTGTCCATGCGCCAATGTCCTTGATCTGCACGTCCAGGTCGTCGCCCACTGTTACCTTGTCGTCGCATCCAGGCATTACAATACCGATTGCGTTCTTTCCTGCAGTTGCTACTTTTCCATCAGCGCCAACTGCTAAAAAAGCCGGTGCCGGAATCTCTTCCCCTGCTTTTACCACAATTACCGCACTGTCATTGATAGTTGTTCCGAAATAGCTCATGTTCTCTGCCTCCTTATCGTCTTGTTGCCTCATACTCATGTACAAGGTCAGGGTTCTGTACACATGCAGCGTCAATGGATTCTGCATAGCTCAGGGTGGCGTTGCTCTTGCGGATTTCTTCCGCTTTCTTTTCGATCTGGCTCCATGCGTCAGTGCCTCCTGTGGCTCCTACGCCTCTTTTGCCAACTTCTCCGAAAAGTCCGGATTTTTCTACCGCTGCCACTGCTCCGTCAAGTACGCCGATCATGTCGTCGTATGCAGTGCCGCCTGCTGCCTGCAGTGCCTTTAATGTCGGGACCAGTTCTTCCGGTTTCTTGCCGATGATCTCGTACTTCTTCGCAACGTTGTAAAGTTTTTCCTCCTGCGCTGCGTCTGCCTGCTTTCTCAGTGCGATCAGTTCAGCTGCCACTAATGGATGCAGACCCTTGTAAATATCTTCACCAGCTGCCTGCTGTCCTGTTACTCCCTGCGCTCCCTCAGCGGCCGCTCCTGGGGTTTCTACTACTCCGGTGCCCGCTGCCTTGCCTACGCCCTCCGGCGCTGCTCCGGCGCCTGCTCCGGCGCCCTCAGCTCCATCCTCAACACCATAGCGCTTTTTAAGTTCTTCAAACGCCATGCGGTCTGTTGCTGTCATGTTTGCCTCGTTGAATTTCATGTCAGTTTCTCCTCCTATAGATTTCTTTGTTTTGGTTTTTCCGTTATCTTCCGGCGGTGTCTCCCCGCCCTCCTGGTTAGGATCCTCTGCTTCCGGCGGCTGCTGTTTACCTGTCGCCTTTTCAATCATCCCTCCCAGGCGGTCAACGGTTTCCTGCATGTGCTCCACGCTCACGGCATCAGCTGTTTTTACAATCTGTGCCGTTTTACCTGCGCCCCAGGAAGTAACCAGGCCCTTGATGGCCACGTCAAACTCGTCAATGCTCTGGTTCATCAGTGCGGCCTTGTCCGTTACTTCTTCGTCTCGGATAATGCTGCACAAGCTGTTTTCCAACGCAAAACACACGTCCCAAATTTCATCAGTAATGCGGCGGAGCTTGCGTTCTTCCATCTTGTCATTGAATGTATCTGCTTTTTCAATGTCGGCCACTGCGCTGTCAATGTCTGCCTGGTCCAGCTTCAACGCCTTGCCAATGGCAGAAAAGAACTTGTGCAGGCCGCTTTTCGCTGGTGCCTGTTCCGGATTCTGGCCCGTTGGCTGTTCTTCCGGTTTCCCGCCGTTTCTCTTATACAGGGCAACGTGCGCGTGCTGGTTTGCGCCAGCATCCACCAGGCTAACCTCTGTTACTTCCAGGTCTTTCAGCTTTGTCTTTGCCACTTGACCGTGTCCTCCTCTCTAAAATTTTATAAACAAAAAACACCAGTTTCCCGGTGTTCCTGCTTATCACTCTGCTGCGGCTCCGTCGTCCTCAATTTCTTCCCGGATTGCGGTGCCACCAATGGAGAACATGCTATATTCTCCACTTTTTACTTTCTCCCACACGTCATCATCAGTGACGCGGAAGCCGATCCACCAACCAACCGGCAAGGTACCGGCGGCCAGTCCCATTGCTGCCTGCTTTTCCTCAGTCAGCACAACGCTTTCCACCATGACTGCGGTTCCTGTTCTTTCGTGCATTTCCCCGCCGTCTCGGTACAGCTCTGCAAATTTATAGGCTGCGGCTTCCAGGGCTTCCGGGTCGATCATGTCCTCCTGCAGGTCAACAACCTCATTGCCGCCCACATCTACGGACACGTTGGCCCACCCAAATACAAGCCGCTTGTCCTCGTCTACTTTTTGAACCTTAAAGCGCCCCTTTTTCTCAATCGGCTGCGCCCGGCTCTTAATAATGTCACTGAAAGTCTGCATTTTCTCCTCCTTTTTGGCATGAAAAAAGCGC